AGATGCGGAACTTTGCGAAGTCGGTGATGCCGTCGCAGCCCTCCAGGTCAGGATGCTCAGCGGCAGTGCCAATCACGATGCGAAAGGTGTACTGACCGACCTTGATGCGGCGCGGCAGACCGACATATACGTCACTCATGACTGAGCCTCCGCCATGACTTTTTGGCAGAAGTCAACGAAGGCGTCGGCGCCGGTCAGGCCGGTATCGGCTTCGACTTGGGCCATGAACGCCGCAATGTGGCGCTCCTGGTTCTTCTTGACCGTCTTGAAGCCGAGCGCCTGCTCGATCTTCACGTCTTTTTCATCGACCTCTTCGACCTTCTTGGCTGCCTCTTTGGCCTGCTTGTCCACCTCGACCTCGATGTCGTCAACGAAGGCGTCGGCGTTGAAGTCGCCCAGGTCCGCCTCGAGGAAGTCGAGCTCCTTCTTGTCGAAGATGCCCGTCAGGTCGAAGTCCAGGTCGGCAAGCTCCTTTTGCAGCAGGCTGGAATCCAGATCACCGACCGCGACACGGTTATCGGCCAGGCGAAGGGCACGCACCTGCTCGGCGTTCAGGTCGTCGCGCACCCAGACGGGTACTTTGTCCAAACCCAGCTTCAGAGCCGCCAGGCGCCGACCGTGGCCAGCAATGATGACGCCGTGCTTGTCCACCACGATCGGCTGGCTCCAGCCGAACTCCTTGATGGATTTGGCGATCCGCTCGACCTGCTTGTCGTCGTGAATCTTGGCGTTCAGCTCGTACGGGCTGATCTTGTCGATGGCCCAGGCCGTGATCTGGCCAGGCAGTTTGTTGTCTTTGGTCATTGGGCTGATCTCCAAAACTCTACGAACTCATGGATGTTCATTTCCTCCACCGAGCTGTCTTCCTCTTCCGATTCGTACGGCTCGAAGTTGCAGGCGTCTTCGCAGTCTTGGCACTGGAACGGGTCCAGCTCCTTGTTCATGCAGAACTCGCACTCAGGAAATTTGTCCATGTCGTCACTCCGCTCCGTTTGTAAGACTGGAAAGCAGAAAGACGAGGGCGTTCCCTGCATTTGAAAGTGAATCTTCTTCCACATAACGCTGTTCCTTCATTGTCCGTTCGATCAAGTCAGTAATGACTGACACGTCGTCCACAGGAACTTTGAAACGCATGATTTGGTGCGTTTGAGCGGGTTTTGCTGCGGGACTTCTGGGAAGTTCTTCGTCATCAGGTAGATCAAGGTCATCCAACGATATATTCACTGACGAGAAGATTGATGCAAAGTCGCTCTCGGAATAAGGCATGAAACTCGACAGTTCATCAGCTCCAACCCCGATTTCTTCCAGCAATTGCGCCAGCTGGAGGGTGTCGTCCGCGCCGTATCGCCCGTTGTCCACCAGGCTGATCTCTTTGGCCTTGCGATCACTGATGCGGCCCAGATTGATGACTGGCACCTCGGCATGGCCCAGGCTGATGGCAGCTTCCCAGCGGTGCTGGCCACCAATGATCTGCAAGCCGTCATCGGTTTCGCGGACCACGATTGGTTTGAACATGCCAAAACGCTTGACACTTTCTTCCAGCTTTTGCTGGTTCTCCGGCGACACCACATTGGTGTTCCAGGGATTTGATGCAAGCTCTGTGGGCTTGCGGGATTCCAACTTGATCTTGCTCATGGCAAACTTGTTCAGTCACTAATGACGCGACTATAATCCTTATATAAGTACTTGGCAACCACCTGATGTCAAAAATTTCCGCCACGCCCGTTACCATCGCCTACAACGCAACTATCGCAAAATTGCACGAACCCACACGGGACGTGAAACTTTTTGTGCAGTCGCTGCTTTCCTACAAAGTCGAGGGAGCCGAACACAGCGCCTCCTTCAAGATGGGTAACTGGGACGGGCGTTCATCGTTCTTTGACTTCAGAACCGGCACATTTCCCGCAGGTTTCGTCAATTTCACGATTGCGAACCTCACTCGCGAGGGCTGCAAGGTCAATCGGGTGCGAAAGCCGCTGCCCTTGCCGCTGGGGCCTGAAAACCCCAAGGTGGACAGCTTTCCGGACGATCCGCGCTACGACTACCAGCTGGAGACTGTCAACCGGCTTGTAAAGCACGGCTCGATGATCGCCCAGGTGGCCACCGGCGGTGGCAAGTCACGAATCGCGCGCCTGGCGTTCGTTCGCATCAACCGCCCCACTCTGTTCCTGACGACGCGCTCGATCCTGATGTACCAGATGAAGGAGACGTTCGAGAAAGACCTCGGCGTGGCCTGTTCGGTGCTGGGAGACGGTCAGTTTGGCTTCACCGACGAGTCTGGGCGCTCCTACATCAAGAAAATGACCGTCGGCATGGTCCAGACGCTCATTTCTCGACTTCAGGAGCCCAATCCGGACGATCCGGTTGATGTTCAGAACCGTCAGACGGCTGTGCGCAACCAGACGATCGCCCTGCTGGGCAAGTTCGAGTTCGTGATCGGTGAAGAGGCTCACGAGGCATCGGGCAACAGCTACTACGAAATTCTGCGCCACTGCAAGAACGCACACTTTCGCCTGGCCATCACCGCCACGCCGTTCATGAAGGACGACGAGGAGTCGAACATGCGCTTGATGGCCGCGTTCGGCTCGATCGGCATCAAGGTCACCGAGAAGATGCTGATCGACCGTGGCATTCTGGCCAAGCCCATCTTCAAGGTGGCCAGGCTGGTCCAGAAGCCCAAAGGTCTGCTGCGGGGCACGCCCTGGCAGGCTGCGTACCGCCTGGGCATCGTCAACAACGACGAGCGCAACACTCTCATCGTGGCCGAGTGCGCTCGAGCCGCGCGCCACAAGCTCTCGACGATGGTGCTGATCCAGCAAAAGGCTCACGGGGTGCTGCTGCTGGACAAGCTGCGCGCCGCTGGCGTGCGTGCCGAGTTCATCTATGGGGAGAACGACCAGACCGAGCGCAAGGCCGCGCTGAAGAAGCTGGCCGACGGAAAGATCGACGTTCTGATCGGCTCGACGATTCTGGACGTGGGCGTGGACGTTCCTGCGGTGGGTCTGGTGATTCTGGCCGGCGGTGGCAAAGCCGAGGTCGCGTTGCGCCAGCGGATCGGTCGTGGTCTGCGAGCCAAGAAGTCCGGCCCGAACATCGCCCTGATTCTGGACTTTTTCGACGAATCGAACCGCTACCTGAAGGATCATTCTTTGCAGCGGCTCAACATCATCAAAACCACTGAGGGCTTTGGTGAAAACATCCTGGCCGAAGGTACTGACTTTGACTACGAAAAATTGGGCTTGGCCAAGTAACTCACTGGTGACATTGGCGAAGAATTCAGGTACAGTGGACACACGTTGTTTGAAAGGCCGACATGTTCCACGCACTGTTCCTCAATTTGGCAATTCTCGGCCTCATCGCCTTTGTCATCTTCTTGACTTCAAACCCGCTTGCTCTTTTGGGCATCGTGTTCCTGAAAGACATGCCCTATGGACTTCTTGCTCAGGATGACTCTGAGGAAGAGGAAGAAAACGATGCAGCGGCCAACTCTCGCAAGATTGGATTCATCACCGAAGACTGAATGTTGTAAAGCGTTTCAGACAGCCCGCTTCATGCGGGCTTTTTTTTGCGGCAAATACTTGATCTATGTATAAGGTTTGGTATAATTCACTCAGCACATTTTGCTGAAACTGGAGAATTCAAAATGACTGAAACCACCAAATCCGCTGCCAAGCGTACCGCGATCGTTCTCGATCCCAACATCCAAGACCGTGTTGCGGCTCTTTCCAAAGAACACAAGCTGAACCAGGGCCTCGTCATCGAGGCCATGCTGGACCTGCTCGACGGAAAGCCCGAGTTCGTGACCGCGCTCAAAGAAAAGCGCGAATCCAAGGTCAATTCCCGCACCGGCAAGACCGCCATCCTGAAAAAGCTCTCGAAGCTGTCTGCTGAGGAGTTGGAAGCGCTGGCCGCCCAGTTGAAAGACGTGGAATGAACATCACCGACTTGGCCAAACAGTGCGGAGCGACGTTCTACACGCACCGAACCAGTCCTCACCAGGCAGCAGTGGCCTTCGGGCCAGCCGCTTGGGAGAAGTTCATCAAAGCCACCGAGCAGCACCTGAGCCAGCGAACCGTTCTGCTGGACCCTGGGTGCGCCGAGCGGGGCTGCATGGCTCACGACGCTCGTGACGGAACGGTTCACGCCCAGATCGTCGAAGAGCCCGACCCCTGCCCCAACTGCCGACCCGACGTTCGCTGCCGTACCCCGTTTTGCGGTCGTCTCAAGCAAGACGCCGATCGTCTGAAGGGCGGCAAGACGGGCTGGCCACCAGGCCTGCTCCAAGACGACAACGCCAACCTCTCGAAGTGGTTCGCCAGCCGACCCGACGCGCGCCATGTGGTGCGCTCGATGCTGGACGAGCACGAGGCTCTCACTTTTCACAAACTGGAGGATAAGTCATGAGTGACATTCCCGCATATCACAAGGTCGATGTTGGCGACATCGTTCAGGTCAACCCCGAGCTGGACACCTTCGGAGGCTGCATGGTGGTCGTGTCCGAGGTCAAGTCCTGGGGCATTCAAGGTTACGTGCAGAACGCCGGCCAGGATGGGCAAGCCTACATCCGTCTGAAAACTGAGCACTTTGAGCCTACTGGCGGACGTGCGGTGTGGGTGGCGCAATGACCGAGGGCGAAATCATCTTCATTGGAGGCATCTTCGGCACGATTGTGGTCGTCGCCGCGATGATGCTGGGCTACCACCTGCACACCAACGCACTGAACCGCCAGGCGTACTACGAGTGCCTGCGGGTTGCCGAGCGAATGATGGAGGACGACCACCGCCCTGGCATTCGCATTGTGTCCACACCTTCTTGCTCACTGCGATGACCGACGAACCGATCCTGGGCTACGACAAGGATGGCCAGCCCATCCACGAAACCAAGCGTGGCTACATCTACACAGCGGCCTGCATTGTCTGCTGCAAGTGCCACGCCATCATTCGTGGGATGGGCGGTCCTAAGCACGGCAGCACCTGCGTACCTTGCCACGATGCGGAGAAGCGCTCATGAGGGTTCTGGTCTGTGGCGGTCGGGACTACCGTGACCGCGACTTCGTGTGGTGGTGTCTCGATGCTCTGAACGCGAAGAAAGCGGTCGAGTTGGTCATCCACGGTTGTGCGTCAGGTGCTGACACGTTCGCAGAGCAATGGGCGTCTCAGAAAGACGGTTGCACTGCGTTTGGCGTCCCAGCGGACTGGAAAAAGCACGGGGCGAAAGCGGGTCCGGTCAGGAATCGACTGATGCTGGAGCTTGGTAAGCCGACTCTGGTGCTGGCGTTCGATGGAGGCGCGGGGACGAGAGACATGTGTGCGGCGGCGACAGCCGCCGGAGTCAAGGTCCTGTTCGCCGACAAGCTCAGGGCTCATTCTCCATTCGCGAATAGCGAATAGGGCTTGGCTGTATAAGGATTGGGCACATCCCAGTCTGGAAATTTCCCAAGTCCCACTTCCCAAGTTGGCTGTGTAAGGATAGCCTCCCAATACCCCGCCTGGCTGTATAAGGGGGGTCGGATCGGAGGTCGGAACGAGGAAGGGAGCCGATAGGCGACGCGCGAAAAAACCTAAGACTTTAGATTTAATCGCGCTTTGATTATCTGGTAATATAAACTTGTATTATCGCGATAATACCTAAAATGACCAGACAATAATTAAAAACCTTGTCAGACATAATAACCTTTCAATTTGATTTGATTTGATTTGAGATAATGCGATTATATAATCGCATTATCTCATTATATATTAACTTTGATAAAATGCAATAATCGCTTTAGATTGTGCATTATCTTTAAATGACAATTCAGCATCACGCTTACCTTTTGCAATATCAGCGAGATCGAGAAAACGCAAAACCTGTTTAATCTGACTTACTTGTGTGCTACTGGTTGACGCTTTAACGTCAACCACTTTTTTAATGGTTTGCACTTTATCAGTGCTGACATATTCATAATCTTTTGATAATGTAATCAGAGCTGATTTATTCGTGAGAGTTTGATTTTTAACCATATTCAAAAATACTGCATTAACATAGTTATTCAAATCACTTTTATTTTTATTCGCGAGAGAATAAATAACACCAGTGATTTTATTAATAACTTTTAATGCGACATAACCATTGTTAGATTTATCGGTGATTTTGATTTTATCAGCGAGAGAATCGAGAGAATCAAAAGTAATGAAACCATTATTAACGCATGACTCTAGTTGACGCTTGAATGATTCATCGCTGAATTCTTTAATATCGGTTATGATGGTTTTGCATTTTGCGTTTTCTGGTTGACCAGCACGAACACGCGCATTCTCAATAAACTTGGTTTGCAACTTTGCAAAATCATTAGATTGCACTGTGGTGGTTTGCTTTGCTTTGCTCATAATGAACCTCTAAAAAGTGAGTTTGGTTTGTACTGTAGCACCGCGCTACAGTGACTCTATTGTAATCGAGTTTTGATGAAAAAACCAGACTTCAACAAAAAATGTTGATTGATTTTTTCAATCTCTTTGATAGTCAAAATCAATTGACATTTTGCTAAAAATGTGGTTGTAAAAACCATGTACTACTTTTGTTTTCAGAAAAAATTGAAAACAAAAGTTGTATAACACTTTCGTTTTCAAAAAAAATTGAAAACAAAAGTCCTCATGGATTTTCCAGCAAAATTTCGTCCTAACGCGCAGAAATTTCCATGGATTTTTGGCTCTACTGGAGCCCAGCCGTACCCCGCGCCATGGCTTTTTCCGTGGACTGAAGTCGAGCCGTACCTGAATTCGCTCCGCTCCGTACCCATGGACTACGGTCCAGCCGTACCTGAATCCATGGCAGCGTTTGACAATCCGAAACCGAGCGTTGCACTCGGTTCGTAGGCTTACAGCGGATGCGTCAGCTTGAAGGACTGACCAACCACGTCAAATGGAAGGTCTTCGCATGTGGCGCAAAGCTCAGGTGCGATGTAGGGCAGCAGTGTTGCTGGAATCAGCGACTCGAACGCTGGACCATCGTCTTCTTGGAGAGCGATGTGGAAAGTGTCGAAGTGCGAGTCGTAGGATTTGATGGTGATGTTCAACATGGCGAATCAGTTCAGTTTGGTGGTGGTGACAATGGCTGCGAGACGGTAACGTGCGGAAAACTCGTCTTTGAACAGTTCGGTGGAGATCACATCGTCACTGCGGAACTTGTAATCATGGACCGACGCACCTTTGAAGCACGTTAGGGCGTACTGAATCAGGTCGTCATGACGGATTTGACTCAACTCGTAGGCGTTGGTGCTGCTCACAAATTGAGCAATTTCCGTCTGTTCGTCACAGCTTTTCCACATTTCTAGTGTGGTTCCTTTGTCAATCATTTGCATCGCGATTCCTTTCATGTGTCGTTGCGATGTAGTTATTACACCGTACCGAACATGGGAATTGAGCGGACGATTGAATCGAGCCTATGGCCTGTGACCTGCATCCATGGCCTCTTCTTTCCATGGCCTCTTCTTTCCATGGCCTACAGCCTAGGATTTGTAAACGCCTTTTACAGCCTGCAAGCTGTAGGCCGAGCTCCATGGCCTGGTAGGTCGATTCAGCCATGGCCATATACAAACTGCCATGGCGCCGTACCTGACGAAAACCGAGCCTATGAGACTCGGTTGTCCATTCACAGCACCATACCGAACGCTTCTCCTGAAATGATGTCAGCCTGCGCGAGCTTCATTCCTTCAATGTCCTCTTCGGTGAAGGTAGGCAGCGTGGTCGTACCAAACGGTAGGTAGGCGTAGTGCTGTCCTGTCGCACGCTCGATGCACACGTAACCTGAGCCTTCTTGATCTGTTGACCACTCAGGAGCGTCGTCTGGTACGAACATCAGGATGTCTAGTTGAGCCTCTTCGTCGTAGCCTATTGGTGCAAATGCAAATTTTTGCATAATCCTCTTTCATTCAATCACTGCAAAACCGCAGTAAATGAATTACAACATGCGGTAGATGGACATTGGTTGGCTCGATGAAAGCGTCCAACGATGTTTCCATGGAACCGAACACTTCGACGAAACCGAGCTCCTACGCTCGGTTCGATGTTCAAAGGTCCAAGTCGGTCGCGCTCATGTTGGACATTTCAGCAAGCGCGTCACGGTAGGAATCGTGTTTGCTGAACGCGATCAAATCTCCTACCTTGTCATCGACCGAGTTCGTGATTCCAATGAACCAGTACTCGTCACCTCCATTGATGACCTCCACGATTGCGTAGTCGTTTCCATCGTTCGCTGTGAAAAGGACTCGAGCGTGTTCGTCGCTGTCGTTCTTTCCACCTAGTGCGTGACGAAACACGTCCAAGCTGTAACCGTAGGGGTTGGTGCGAAACGCATGTTGGAGGTTGTTGAGCGCTTCGAGAGAGATGTATCGCATAGGAGCTTTCTGTGAGTCACTGCAAAACCGCAGTGATTGAATTACACCAGACGCTCATTGGCTATGCGTTGGACGTTTGAAAACGCCCTACACCTGGTCCATGGACAGTGGACGCCTGGCCATGGATTTGATCGGATTCTGACCTGTACCAACTCCCATGGCTTCGTGTACTGTCATGGCGCCGTACCTGTTCGGAGCTCAAACCTTATAGGCAAATCCATGCTTTTTCTCTAGGGAGATACTTTTTTGGACCGAACCTTATAGGGCAAATCCGTGGAACCTTATAGGAGCCGTCCATGGAAATGGACGAACCTTATAGGGGAACTTATACGGAAAACCCCATGGATCGTATGGAGCTGTGTCGCTGCCGTACCCCGATCCGTGGCTTTTGACTGGAAGCCAGCCGTACCTGAATCCGTGGAGAACCACGCAACCATGCGGCTTTGCGGACGATTCTTATAGGGCGGCGCGAAATTTTTCCTGTAAGGTTTGGTGGGATGTGCGAGCGATTGATGGCGGGAATACTTCCCCCTACTTTCCTACCTTTTCACTTTTCCTTCTTCTTCCTACTCACACGTCTTTCCGAGTTCTTTCTCTTCCTACGTGTGCTCTTTGAACTCCTAAGAGACTTTGATGTGTTCGTCCGTGGCCTGGTCGTTCTTGTCCTCGTGGTTTGTTTTTCCCTTGGCTGTTGTAGTGCTGGAGTCTTGCCGTACTCCATGCGGGAAGTTGCGGGCTTTCCGAGCTTTCCCTTATATTTATCTTATGTATGGTTGTAGGAAGTGAAGTTCTTTTGTTTTGTTGGGAGTGCGGGGCGGGTTGTTCTTGGCTCGATTGATTTAAACGCGTTTTGAGCGGTTTCCGAGCTTTCTGGTGTGCTGGTGTCAGATCGGTGTTTGGAACGCTCTCTACGGTCGTCTGGTGCGCTGGCCAAGGTCTTTTTTGTGGTTCGTGGTTCGGTGGTTGCTTTCCTGGTTTGACCTTATAGGATGCTTATTTTTTAAGCAGTAGTCTTATAGGGCGGTGGAAGTGGTAAAAAGTCCTTTAAAATCAAGGACTTACGTGCCGTGGCCTGGTGATTGAAAACGAAAGGACGAATTTCTCGCCCTTCGGGTTGGTTTCTTATACCTTGGCCTGAGCCTTTTCGAGCATTTTGGTGGCCGTGTCGATGACCGCCTGAACGGCCTTTTTAGCTTTCTGTTCCTGTTCCTGTGATAAGAGGCGATAGACGCCTTCAAGTGCCTTGTCGTGAACTCGCTGGATCGTGACGAGTTCGGCGATCGTCATGCCTGTCACGATTTCGATGTTGTCTTTTCCGAAGATGCGCGCCAGAGCCTCGACGCTCTCCTCGTTGTGACTCTCCCAGCGGTCAGTCGAGCAGTTGATCGCCTTCAGTTGCACCTCCGAGAACAGACTGCCAACCGCGCAGTTGTTGCCTGATGGGTACTGATATAGGCAATCGAGCTTGTCGCCCTTGCTGACGTTCGGTCCGATCGTGCCCTTCTTGGCCTGGTCGATGATGTGTTGGAGCGATTCGATCTTGGATCGGCATGAGACTCCGTTGATGATCTGTGGCATTTGGTTTTCTCCTTCAGTTGTGACTTAGGTTATTGGATTGCTTTTTGTGGCGACGTAGTTCAGCCAGGTTGTTCTTGTAGGAACGCGGGTCGGTTTCACTCATGGTGAAGAAAAAGGCGCGGTCGATGCCTTCAAAGGTCACTTTGAAGTGGCTACCGTTGCGCTGTTCAATGGACGTGGCCTTGAACCCGTCACGCTCGTAGATGCGGAGCTGTTCGCGAAGGCGTCGGCCGACAATCACAGCTTTCTCCGATGTTCGCGACAGGCTTTACGCATTTCGGGCGTGAAGTCTGGATGAAACGATTCCATCGAGCAGTCGAGGGTCCGCTTCTGCGGTTGTGGCTGCGACAGAATGAGATACGCCAAACTCAGCCACATTGACAGCAAGCCGATGAAGATCAGTCTGGTGGAGATCATGCGACCTCCTTGAAGCTGAGCTCCAGCTCGATGTATTGCAGGAAGTGATTGACGATGGCCTCGCCTTCTGACCCCGAAAAGAAGATGCCAGCCACACCACCGTCGTCCTGACCGATGTGTTCCTGAACGTGCAGACAGGCGGCATCTAAGGCGGCGATTGCCAGTTGAGCTTTTGCTGTG